AAACTTATAATCTTACTTTTTTAGAACCAGGAACACCTTTAAACTATCTGATGCAGCTGTTTTCAAATACAGGATTATTCGTTTTTGCAAATTTACCTTTACTGTTTGCGGTAGGAGTTGCAATAGGACTTGCAAATAAAAATAAAGAAACAGCGGCATTATCAGCAGTTTTAGGATTTTTACTTTTTCATACTATAATAGGAACGATTTTAGGATTTAAAGGAATAACACCTGATTCTGTAACTTATGATGCACTTGTTGCTAAAGGACTTGGAGAAGCTGCGGCAAGAGGAACTGCGGCACTTTATGCAAAAGAACTTGGAATATTTACATTGCAGACAGGAGTTTTTGGAGGAATTATATGTGGTATAGTTGCATCAGCAATTACAAATAAATTTTCTGATAAAGTTCTTCCTGATTATTTGGCATTCTTTAGTGGGAACAGATTTGTACCTGTAATGACAATTATTCTGTTTATTCCATTGGCAGCAATATTTCCATTCATCTGGCCAACAATTTTTATGGGAATTGTAAAGGCTGGAGAAATATTTGCGGCAACAGGAGCAGTAGGAACTTTCTTCTATGGATTTACAATGAGATTGTTAAATGTATTCGGATTACATCACGCAATATATCCACTGTTCTGGTATACTCAACTTGGAGGATATCAGGAAGTAGCAGGAAAAATGGTAGCCGGTGGACAGAATATATTCTTTGCACAGCTTGCGGATCCGTCTATAAAACATTTCAGTGCGGCAGCAACAAAAACAATGACAGGGGGATTCCTTCCTATGATGTTTGGACTTCCAGCGGCAGCACTTGCAATGTACAGAACTGCTGATGACAAGAACAAGGCGGCGGTAAAAGGAATACTTATATCTGCAGCATTAACTTCATTCCTGACAGGAATAACTGAACCAATTGAATTTACATTCCTTTTTGTAGCACCGGTATTATATGTAATTCACGCAATACTTGAAGGACTGGCATATATGCTTATGTATGTGTTGAATGTAGCAGTGGGAATTACCTTCTCGAGAGGTATAATTGACTTTACATTTTTTGGTCTTTTACAGGGACCGGCAAAAACTTCATATTACTGGATACTTATATTAGGGCCTGTATATGCGGTAATTTATTACTTTGTATTTAAAACATTAATATTAAAATTCAATATTCCTACTCCAGGTAGAGGAGATTCTGAAAATAAACTTTACACAAGAAAAGATTACAATGAATCTAAGAATAAGGGAGAAGAAGGACAAGGGCAGGAACTTATTGATGATATCGTAACTGCACTAGGTGGAGTTGACAATATAGATAATATTGATGCATGTATTACAAGACTGAGAGTTACTGTAAAAGATGCTTCTAAAGTTTCTGATGATGCAAGATGGAAAGAGCTTCAGGCAAAAGGAGTACTGCGTTCAGGAAATGGTGTACAGGTAGTTTATGGAACTCAGGCTGAAATATACAAGAATAAGATAAGAGAGAAATATAGAGTATAATAGATAAAAATTTGAAAAAACAGAAAATGAAGTTTGATAAAAAATAGAAATGGTACTATAGTCATTAAGTAAAATAGAATACAGGGGGGGTAATAGTACCAGGGTGTAACGTAAAGACTGGTTACAGTTTAATATTTTAATCAAGGAGTATTTGAAAGTGTTAATTTTACTGTATTCTATGTATTTCTATTAGTTAAATTAAAATTAAAATGTTGTGTGAAAACATCAAAAATTTAACCTATAATATACACAGAATATACAAAAAAAATACTCCATTGAGGAGACAGGAAACTAATTTATTTTGTCTATTTCCTGTCTCATTTTTTGTATATTAGTTAAAGTATATTTATCTGTCATCTGTATATTAGTGTGTCCGACAATGCTTGTAATAGCGGCATTATTGTCAGTCACTTCTCGCAGAGATGTAATGAATGTGTATCTTGTATCGTGTATCGTATGATTCATTTCCAGTTTTTCAAGAATCTGAGAAAAAAATCTTCTGAAACTGGAATAGTTCATATGAGATTTAAAGTTATGATTCGGGATAAGATACTCACCGTCCGTCTGCATATATTTGACAATCAGAGGTTGTATTCGGTGGTGTATCGGAACCACTCTTTCTTTTCCAGCTTCAGTTTTAGATCCTGACGTCACAGTCCAGTTTTCCAGATCTATTTTTTCTTTTTTCACAGATAACAGTTCATTTACCCTGAAACCTGTGTAAATTAATATTAATAGAATATCTGTTCCTGGAATGCTTTCGATGTTATCCCATAATTTCTGCTGTTCTTCGATGGTAAATATGCTGTTTTTTCTCTGTTTCTTAAATTTTCTAAGTTTAAGAAATCTTGTATAATCCTTGTCAAGTACGTCAATTTCCATCGCATACTTGTAAACCAAGCCCGCGAAAGATTTTAATTCTCTCACATACAGCGGAGAAAATTCAGTAAATGTGTCGAATAATGTCTGCAGATGCGGAGTTTTAATGTCTGCCATTTTCATATTGTAAAGCGGTGCAAGTTTCTTAAAGAACGATTCGTATGTTTTCAGTCTTTTTTCACTTGTCCCTGTATTTTTCTTTACATCATAAAATCTTTTATAGACATCCTTAAAAGTTAGATTTTTTAAATTAATGTCATAAGGATTCGCATTGTAAAGTGAAAGCTGATATTCCGCCTCCTTCCTTGTCGCATAATATCCAAGATACTTGTATATTTGTTTCCCTTCGTCCGTATATCCCGCCGTAATTCTTACCGCAAACGGTCTTCTCCTTTTTCCACTCAATTTCGCTACTGTTCCGTAACCATTTGGTTTTCTCATAAAAAAATCACACTCCTTGTATTGTATTTTAAAGGTTTGTGTGATATACTTAATACTGGTTAGAGTATGTCGTGTATATCACACATATTTTCAAGGTCCTGTTGGTCGCAGGGCCTTTTTATTTAGATATTTTATATCGAGATTATTTATTTTTATAGATTTACTGTCTCGAGATTTTTATCCGGTGTTAAAGGTTTCAGTCTTGCCACCAGGTCAGATGCATATCTTGTGTTCGGCAACACATCGCTTAATATGATGGTTGCAATTTTTCCTGACTGTGCTGTAAACGATATGACAGCAAAACTTTTAACATCTGTCTTTACTTCCCGTTTAGTCGGAGCACTTCCGATGACCGATCCAGGTAGTCCGAACAGTGCTGCTCCTGTTACTCCTTTTAATGTGCTTGAACGGTAATACTCCTTGATATCCATAGTTACATGACTTTCCGAGCTTACTATTTTATCAAAGTTCAGATTGTATTCTCTTCCAGCTCCCGTTATAGTCAGCCTGTCCTTCTTCAGAAAAACGCTTACCTGAACGTTCTCAGGGATATCAAGCCCTGTCACATGTACTAACGGAGGGTATCTCTTGACAATCCCCTGTTCCTTATTTTCCTGTAGAATTTTCTTTCTCTGTTCCTTTGCAGTCTTTGACGCTTTTACTATGAAACGTATTAAAAAACATAAGATTAAAAATAAGAAAGTAAGAATTAATACCAAAGCTAAAATCATTTTTCACTCACTCCTTTTATAAATATTTTTTTAACTCATTCAACAGATTTATATCAAATTCAGTCAAATCCTCATCATTTATTTCTTCAGAAAAAATAATTGTTGCATCAAATTCATTTACTTCTGTCTCCAGCTTATTTACTCCGAAAAGATAATTTTCCTTCATGAACACAGCCTCCTTAAAAGTCTGTTGTGAATGTCCGAGTTCATGCCCACATACTATCTTTTGCGAAAATCTGGGGATGTTACTGTTAATAAAAATGGTTTTAACCCCATCAATGCACGTATATAAGCCGAGCCATGCCTTAAAATCCAAGTAGATTATCTGAATTCCTTCACGCTCGGCAATTTTAAAAGGGTCACTTGTTCCGTGCTCATCCATAAGCCGTTTTGCAAGTTTCTTAAAACTCCTCTTTGCCATAATCCAACCACCTATTTTTTATTTTCTCTCTTTTTAATTAGCAAGTCTACAACCGCCTGTTTGAATAAGGCCATGTCATGTTCTTCATCCACATCATTAAAAAACAGTTGCTTGTTAACTCCCGTAACTCTGTTAAACTCTTCAAGCTCTGTTGCAGTCAGCACAGAAGTGTCAACGAAATAGGGATTGAAAGTTTCCTTCTTTTCTTCCCAACCCATGAGGTATTCGGGGGTAGTGTTAAGAACCTTTGCAAAATCCTTAACTTTTGAAAGTGGTATATCTGTTTTCTTCTGTTCGATTTTATGTATAGATGTTTTAGATTTATATCCCATTTTTTCGGCCAGTTCTTCCTGACTCATCTTTTTAGTTTCTCTTAAATATTTAATTTTGTCATATATATCCATAGTTTTTCTCCTACTTTTATGATAATAGATTATACCTTATTCGACACTAAAAAGCAACTATTTTTTATTTTTTTTGAAAAAATAGTTGACTTTAAACAAACAATGTGATATTATAATTTCAGACACTTATAGTGAACAAAAAAGTGAGGTGATTAAAAATGGTAGACGAAAAACTGCTAAGGAGACTAATAGAAGAAAAAGGGCTTAAGTACAAATTTGTAGCCCAGCAGTTAGGTATAACTCCGCAGGGGCTAGCTTTAAAAATAAGTAATGTAAATGAATTCACTGTTCAGGAAGCTTACAAGTTATCTGATATATTGGGGCTAGGAAATGGCAGTCTAAACTCTGAAATTTTTTTGCCTAATATAGACACTTAAAGTGAACAAATAAAATACGAAAGGACCTTGGAAATATGAAAAACAATACTCTAACCATTAAAGAATGTTCTGACCGTATCCACAAGTCTGAATCTGCTGTAAGGATTGGACTTCAGCGAGGTGGATATAAGTTCGGAACGGCAATACAGACAGTACCGCCTACCCCCTCAAGACCAAGAGGCGGATGGGATTACCACATACCCGAGGAGGCTGTGGAGCATTATATGAAATATGGGAACTTTCCCGTGATAATCGTGAACGGGGACGACGTGACAAGTCTTATTCATTCGTTAGCTAATAATATAGCAATGGATATGATTAAAAAAGGAGGTGAATAAAAAATGACAATGAAAACTAAAAAGGCACTCGTGTGGTACGGCATATTTATAACGGCTCTGATACTTAATCAGACGAAATCATTTGCTGATGATATTACTGTTAAAGTAGTAGTGCATGGCCTATGGGTAATACTAGGGGCTGTTACATACATGTATTTCAAGGAAACAAAATGGGACTAAAGGAGGAAGGATATGCAGAACACATTAAAAGACCTTAACAACCACCTGTTTGCACAGCTGGAACGTCTCAGTGACGAGGAAATGACACAGGAAAAGCTGAACGTGGAAGTGGCCAGGTCGGAGGCGGTCGTGAAGGTCGCGTCAACGATAATCGATAACGCCAACACTGTCCTGAGGGCGATAAAGCTTAAGGACGAAGGGCTGAATGCCGACCTGCAGCTTCCTAAGATGCTGGAGGGATAAGAAATGGTTAAAAAAGCACCGAGACGGTACACCAAAGAGGAACTTGACTATATCCGGGAAATCGCACACGGAAGGCATTATCACGAAATCGTGGAAATGTTCAACAAAAAATTCGAGTTCCAAATAAATGCGAAAAAACTTAAGAATACATTGAGAAATCATAAAATTTCAACAGGGCTAACAGGTCGTTTTGAAAAGGGAATCACCCCGCACAATAAAGGGAAGAAGTTCCCCGGAACAGGTAACAAATCAACGTTCAGGAAAGGGGCTACCCCTCACAATAAAATGAAAGTTGGAGAGGATGCGGTAACCACTGACGGATACGTTAAGACTAAAATAGCGGAGCCTAACGTGTGGGAGTATAAACATAAGCTTATTTGGACAGAGGTTCACGGACCTATTCCGGAGAAACATTCCATCATATTTGCAGACGGTAACAAGCTGAACCTCAGCATTGATAATCTGTTACTCGTATCAAAGGCGGAACTGCTGATGCTGAACAGACGGAAACTGATTTCTGAGGATTCGGAACTAACAAAAACAGGATTAAACGTAGTTAAAGTTATGAACAAAATCCATAAAATTAAGAAAGAAGGTGGATAAAATGGAAGGAATTTATTACGGAACGGAAGAGGATTACTATATGATTCTCGATGAAATATGCCGAGATAATTCGGAAAAAGAAAAAGCCGATACTGGCAATATCGACTGATTATAAAAGTATAACAATAAAAGTATAGCACTAACGAAAGGAAAAAGCAATATGGAATTAAAAATATTAAAAAAGGAGCTTCTCGGTGCTGTCGAAGTGGCCGAGAATTTCATAAGCACCGAAAGGGCATGCATGGAACATCTTAAGCTTGTCCATATCAGAACAGACGGAAATAATAGAATTGAAATCTTCGCTTCTGACTCTGAGACATGTGCGAAAGTCAGACTTAACGGGCATGTGGAGGAAGAAGGAAAGGTGGCCATACCTTGTAAGATGTTCAAAACCGCAATAAAACAGGCTCCTGATACTGAGATATTAATTAAAGGATATGATAATAAAATAAAAATTACGGCAAAAAATTACACTTCGGAAATCCCTTTACATGAGTACAATCCGGGATTTAAAGAGGATATCGTGGAAGCGTTAAATTTTAAAATAAAAAGCACAGAACTCAGAGATATTTTGGAAAAAGTGGAGTTCTCGGCATCATGCGACCCCAAGAACTTCGCGGTAAACTGTGTGAGACTGGAAATGGAAGAAAATAAAATGACAGCTGTAGGAACTGATACTTACAGACTGGCCATGTGCGAAACAGAAATAACGGAACCTCAGGGGCAATTATCTGCCAGTATCCCCTTGAAAGCGGTAAAAGGATTAATCAAAGCCCTGAAGTCAAAAATACAGGGGATTGAAGAAACGGTGTTGGTAATGACGGATATCAGTGGAAAGATTAATTTCAGACTTGGAAGCGTCAACATACGGACAGAACCGGTTAAGCTTTCGTTCCCTGATTATAAAACGATAATCAAAGGGTTAAAAAACGATAAGAAGGTGATGCTGAACACGAAAGTATTTCATGTATCGCTCAGAAAAGGGCTTACAGTTGCGAAATACAACAAGGAGGCGAAAAACGGAGGCATACTTGACTTCCGGGGAGGCAGGCTGACAGTAAAAGCATCAAACGAGTTTACAGAGTTCAAGGAAAAAATAGATACAGTGCAGACAGGGGAAGACTTAAAAATCTCACTGAACATCAAATTTTTGATAGATTATTTAAGCAAATCTAAAGACAGCCTGACTGTCATGGAAATGTCGAACGAAAGAAATGCGGTGCTTGTAAGAGGCGAAACAGACATCAGGTGGGTATATCTGCTGATGCCTCTTGCATTAAGAGAATAGGAGGACAAATGGAAAAGCTCAGATTACCAAAGAAACCAGTAATAAAAAAATGAAAAAGACTACGGAATACCTATAAGAATAAGGTCAAGTACACATAACCTGCTTGATATCGTATCAATCGAAACAGGATGGAGTAAGGTGGATGTGATAACTAAAATGGTGGAGTTCGCATTTGACAACATCGAATGGGTACCGGCTGATGAATATAACAAAAATAACGGAGGGAACGAATAATGGAAATAAAGGTTTTATTTGAAATTGAAGAAGGAAGTAAAAAAGTAATAGAGAACTTTTCTAAAGCACTGGCAGGACTAGAAAATAATCCAGTACAGAACATAGCAGCTTCAGTAGCTGAAAAAGTTAAAAACCCTGAAAAGGCGGAAACAGAAACAAAAACAGGGGACTGGCAGACAAATGACGTAAAAGCCAAACCTGAGAAAAAGGAAGAAACACCTGTTAAAAATGTAGAAACTCCGAAGGAGGAAGAACCTGAAAAAACAGAAACTCCTGCAAAGGAAGAAACACAAGGGTGGAGCTACGACCAGCTTAAGGCAGGATGCCACGAGGCATCAACGATGAATCTAGGCTCAGAGGTCGCCAAATTAATAAAAGGGAAATATAACCTGTCTAAACTGACAGAACTGGACCCTAAACTATATGATGCATTTGCAAATGATTTGCGGGAACTAGGGGTGAGAATATGATAAACCACAAGGAAAGGGATCATGCCCTGCTTTCGGCAAGCGGGGCGTCAAGATGGATGAACTGCAATCCAAGTGCAAGGCTTGAGGAACTGTTCCCTGAAACAACTTCTGAGTATGCCGAGGAGGGAACACTGGCACATGAGATTTCGGAACTCAAGCTGACAAAATATACAAGCCCGATGGGTGCAAGGACTTACAACAGCAGACTGAAGAAACTTAAGGCAAACAAACTTTATAAGCCTGAGATGGATGCCTACACGGATGCCTATCTCGAGCATATAAAGGAGCTTATGATGTCCTTTGATAAACCCGCCGTGGCATCAATCGAGAAGAAAGTTGATTTCAGTGCATATGTGCCTGAAGGGTTCGGGACATGTGACTTCGTTACGGTCTACGGGAAAACTTTATACGTAAGGGATTTAAAATATGGAAAAGGTGTTCCCGTATTTGCGGAAAATAACCCACAGCTTATGCTCTATTCGTTAGGAGCGTATCTTGAATATTCGCTGTTCGAGGACATAGAAACGGTCAACATGGGAATTGTACAGCCGAGACTGGACAGCATCTCGGTGTGGGAGATACCAGCAGAGGAACTTACGGAGTGGGCGGAAAAAGAAGTTAAGCCTAATGCCGAGAGGGCATTTAATGCCGAAGGGGATTTTGTTCCGGGACAATGTACGTTCTGCAGGGCAAAGGCAGTATGCAGGGCAAGGGCGGAAATGAACATGAGCCTTGAAACAGATATGAAGTTAAAAGGTAACATCTTAAGTAATGCCGAAATGGGTGACATACTTAAAAGGGCACAGGATATCGTGAAATGGGTCAAGGACATTGAGAACTACTGCCAGCAGGCAATCCTGAAAGGTGAAACAGTTCCGGGATGGAAACTTGTGGAAGGAAGGTCGGTAAGAACGTTCTCAGATACTGAAAAAGCATTTGAGATACTTAAGGAAAAAGGTATAGCCGAAGAGCTGATGTATGAACGTAAGATGCTTACATTAAGCCAGCTCGAGGGGACAATAGGGAAGAAAGATTTTAATGATTACGTGGGCGAACTGATAATAAAGCCTAAAGGCAAGCCTACACTTGTAATGGAGTCGGATAAAAGGGCTCCGTATATAAATGGTGTTATTAATGCAGAAGATGAATTTGAAAAAATAATAGATTAAGAGAGGATGATAATATATGGAAAAAAATCAGAACACTAGAATAAACGTAAGAGGAAGACTAAGCTTTGTACACTTATTTAAACCACATGCGGCAACTCCGGGGGCGGAAGAAAAATACAGCACGACTATACTTGTTCCGAAATCGGATACGGCCGCAAAACAGAAAATTGATGCCGCAATTGCAGAGGCGATAAAGATAGGAACAGCTGAAAAATGGAACGGTGTCAAGCCTCCTCATGTTCCAACTCCTATATGGGACGGGGACGGGGTAAAACAGAACGGGGAACCTTTCGGACCTGAGTGTAAAGGTCACTGGGTATTTACAGCATCGGCAAAAACGGATTATCCGCCTCAGGTAGTGGACAAGTATGTGAATCCTATAATGGATCAGTCAGAAATTTATAGCGGGATTTACGCGAACGTAACGGTAAACTTTTTCCCTTACATGTTCACAGGGAAAAAAGGTATAGGTGCAGGACTGGGGAATGTGCAGAAGGTGTCGGACGGAGAACCGCTTGCAGGAGGAAGAACGGCTCAGCAGGACTTCGCTCCGGTTGAGGATGAAGAACTATATTAATTAAAAAGGAAGGATAACGAATGAATGTACTGAACATAGATATTGAAACTTACAGCAGTGAAGACATTTCAAAAACAGGACTGTATAAGTATGCACAGAGTACGGATTTTGAAATCCTTCTTTTTGCCTATTCACTTAACGGGTCGCCCGTTGAAGTGATAGACCTTGCACAAGGCGGGGTGGTACCGGAGGAAATTGTGAAGATGCTCAATGACGGGGAAACGGAACTGAGGGCATATAATGCGGCTTTCGAGTGGTACTGCCTTAACCAGGTAGGGTACAGGACCAATCTCGAACAGTGGAGATGTACCATGATACATGCATATTATGCAGGTTATCCGGGAGGACTGGGCAAGGTCGGGAAGGCAATGGGATTTGAAAATGATAAGAAAAAATCTGCAACAGGTAAAGCCCTTATAAGACTTTTCTCCGTTCCATGCAAACCTACGAAGAGGAACGGTGGGAGAACAAGGAACATGCCACACCATGAGCCTGAAAAGTGGGAACTTTACAAGGAATATAACAGGCAGGACGTGGTGGCAGAAATGTCAATAAAGGAAAAACTTGAAGGGATAAAACTCCCAAAATTCGAGTGGAAGCTGTGGCATACTGATGTCAGAATGAATGCCGAAGGTATTAAAGTGGACAGTGAGCTTGTTGAAAGTGCCCTGTTCGTGAGTGACACCTGGAATGAATATCTGCTGAATGAAGCAAAAAAACTGACAGGGCTGGAAAATCCAAACAGTACAGTGCAGTTACTGAAATGGTTAAATGATAAAGGCATAAATGCCGAAAATCTTCAGAAGGAAACAGTTAAAAATCTTATCGGAGAAACTGAAGGGAACGTAAAAAGAGTGCTCGAAATAAGGCAGGAACTGAGTAAGACAAGCACGAAGAAATACGTGGCCATGAAGGATGCCCTCTGTGAAGATGGCCGTGTGAGGGGACTTCTGCAGTTCTACGGAGCGAACAGGACAGGAAGGTGGGCTGGAAGACTTGTGCAGGTACAGAACTTGCCGAGAAACTATCTGTCAGACCTTGACGACGCAAGGAACATGGTGAAAAGAAGAGACCTGCTGACTTTGGACATTCTGTATGACAATATACCTGATACCTTGTCGCAGTTAATACGTACGGCATTTATTCCGGAAGAAGGTAAAAAATTTGTAATCGCCGACTTTTCCGCAATAGAAGCAAGAGTAATCGCATGGCTTGCAGGAGAACAGTGGAGACTTGATGTGTTCAGAACTCACGGAAAAATATATGAGGCATCGGCATCACAGATGTTCGGAGTGGACATATCTACAATAGCGAAGGGTAAGGAGAACTACCACTTAAGACAGAAAGGGAAAGTTGCGGAACTTGCACTCGGCTATCAGGGGTCAAGCGGAGCCCTCATGGCCATGGGTGCAATTAATATGGGACTGACCGAAGAGGAACTTCCTGAAATTGTCAGAATGTGGAGAAATTCAAATAAGAGAATAGTTGACCTGTGGTATGCTGTAGGGAATGCGGCCGCAGAAGTGGTGCTGAACGGAACAAGGCAGGCTGTGAACGGAATACTTTTTTCAAGGGAAGGGGATCTCGCAAAAGGGCTCGACTTCCTGACGGTAACCCTTCCGAGTGGCCGTAAGCTCCACTATGTCAGTCCCGGAACAAGGGAGAACAGCTGGGGGTCGACAGTGATAACCTACAAGGCACCGAATCAGGTTTCAGGCAAATGGGAAACGGCAGAAACTTATGGCGGAAAGCTTGTGGAGAACATCGTGCAGGCAATAGCCCGTGACTGCTTAGCCGCAACTATCCTGAAACTGACCGATAAGGGATATAAGATTGTAATGCATATACACGATGAAGTTGTACTGGAAGCCCCGATGGACGTCACTGTAGAAGAAGTGTGCGACCTGATGGGAGAAGAACTTAAATGGGCTAAAGGCCTGATTCTGAGGGCAGACGGATTTGAAACGGGATATTATAAGAAGGATTAGGAAGTAGGAAGGAGGTAAAAATGTACAACAGGGAAATAGTAATAAGTACTGCAGGTAGCAGGAAGGAGACAAGATGGAAAACAGAAAAGCTTTTATGGAGCGAGTTCGTCAAGAGACTTGAAACACCGACAAGGACTGCCGAGAAGTTTGAAGACTTCCTGAAACTTCCGAAGGCGAAACAGGATGAGCTTAAGGACGTCGGAGGCTTTGTTGCAGGAAAACTCAAGGACGGTATAAGAAAAAACGTGAACCTGCTGTCAAGGGACTTAATAACGTTAGACCTTGATAACATCGAGCCGGGAAAAACAGAAGAAGTGATTGAAAAGGTCGAAAGACTTAACATGTCCTACGCCTTGTACGGCACACGTAAGCACATGGAAAGCAGACCGAGGTTAAGAGTTATAATTGTCACAGACAGGAGCATGTCCCCTGATGAATATGAGCCGGCGGCAAGGAAAGTGGCTCAGATGATAGGTATGGCCATGTGCGACCCTACCACCTTTGAGCCTGTAAGGCTGATGTTCTGGGCAAGCTGTTCGGTGGACAGCAGATATCTATACAGGTTTAATCTTGAAAAGGCTCCGCTGTCAGTTGACGGGATCCTCGCAATGTATGAGGACTGGAAGGACATGACGGAGTGGCCACAGGTTCCGGGAACAGAAAAAATGGCAGAAAAGATGCTTAAAAAACAGGAAAATCCTCTTGAAAAATCAGGAATAATAGGAGCTTTCTGTAAAACTTTCACCATAGCCGAGGCTGTGGAAAAGTTTATTCCGGAAGAGTACGACATATCTGATGATGGAAAAAGAATGACCTATACCCAGGGGAGCACTTATGGAGGAGCTGTAATTTATGACGACGTCTTCGTATACTCGCACCATGCCACTGACCCTGCGGGAGGTAAGCTGTGCAATGCATTCGACATGGTAAGGCTCCACAAGTTCGCAGACATGGACATGGATGTGAAGGAAGGTACACCCGCCAACAGATACCCGTCATTTATCGAGATGTCAAAACTTGCGAGGGGTATAAGGGAAGTGTCCGCAATACTTAACAGGGAACAGTACGAAAAGGCGGCCAGGGATTTCACAACAGTGGATGATGAAACAACAGATCTGTCATGGATGGATCAGCTGGAACAGAACGATAAAGGTAACAATGCGAGAACAATAAAAAATATGGAACTCGTGCTGGACAATGATATCAACCTGAAAGGGAAGTTCGCAATAGATGAATTTGCCAACAGGGCAATGGTTACAGGGGCTCTTCCATGGGACAGCCGTAACTTTGTAAGACAGTACGAGGAAGTGGATGACAGTGGACTGAGAAACTACCTCGAAAATAGATATGGTCTTACAGGAGTAAACAAGGTAAACGATGCTCTTCTCATAGTGTCAAACAAGAACAAGTACAACAGCGTGAAAATCTACCTCGAAAGTGTCAGATGGGATGGCACGCCTAGGCTGGAAACTCTTCTGAGTGATTATCTAGGAGCGGAGGATGACATTTATTCAAGGGCAGTTATGAGAATATCACTGACGGCTGCGGTTGCGAGAGCTATCGATGGCGGAGTGAAGTATGATTACATGCCCATCTTCACAGGTAAGCAAGGTATAGGCAAGAGTACTTTCCTTGCTAAACTTGGAGGTGAGTGGTACTCGGACAGCCTTCAGACTTTCGAAGGCAAAGAAGCCGCAGAATTGATTCAGGGAACGTGGATAAATGAACTTGGAGAACTTACAGGATTCAACAGAAGTGAAACCAATCTTATAAAACAGTTCCTGAGTAAGCAGGACGACATATACAGGAAAGCGTATGGCCACGTGACCGAGAAATACCCGAGAAGATGTGTGTTCTTTGGAACTTCAAACGACAGTGAGTTCCTAAGGGACAGGACAGGGAACAGGAGGTTCTGGCCAGTCGAAGTAGGAACCGAAAAACCTAAAAAGAGTATATGGAAAGACCTTGATGCCGAAAGAGATCAGATATGGGCTGAAGCATACATGAACTACGTACTGGGTGAAAGCCTATTCCTGACAGGGGAAGAACTTAAAATCGCAGAACAGAAGCAGGAAGAACACAGAATCGTAAATTCCAGGGAGGGGATGGTGAAGGATTTCCTTGAGAAAGAAATCCCTGAAGACTGGCATAAATGGGGAACGGCCAAAAGAAAAAACTACTACTTCGAAGGATTTGACAAATCAGGGATAAAAACAGTTCCGAGGGACAGAGTCTGTGCGGCAGAAATACTGGTCGAATGCTTCGAGATGAAAAAGGCTTACATTAAAAATTCAGACAGTATGGAAGTCAACGGCATCCTTGAAAATATGGAAGGCTGGGAACGTCATAAAACACCACTGAAGTACGGTGATTACGGCAATCAGAGAGGATTCAAAAAAAAAAAAGATAAATAGGTATAACTACAAAAACTACAATCTTTTTCAAACTTTTATATTTTAGGTAATTTAGGTGGAAAAATCACCTACAAAGTGACAAACAAAGTCACCTACAATCTCAAAATCACCTACAAACTTTGTAGGTTAAGAAAAAATTAAAAAAATTGAGAATGTAGTTTGTAGGTGACTTTGTAGGTAGAATGTAGGTAATTCAAAACCAGTAAAATTAATACTTATATTAAATACAACTACAAAACTACAATCTTTCTATATATAAGGTTAAATTAGATAAATTAGATAAATTAGGTAATACTACTATACGCACCTAAATTACCTAAATTACCTATTTTATAGTCTCTATATACGCGTGTACGTGAAGATTGTAGGTAGGTAAAAATAAGGAGGCAAAAAAATGTTGGAAAGTATAATCGAAAAATACCTTGTGTCCGAAGTGAGAAAAATGGGAGGCACCGCATATAAATTTGTAAGCCCCGGACATGCGGGAGTGCCAGACAGACTGTGCCTTCTGCCGAACGAAACATTGTTTTTCGTGGAACTTAAGGCAACGGGAAAAACAACGAGACCATTACAGGACAGACAGATCGAGAAAATACAGGCATACGGTCAGAGAGTGTATATCGCGGACTCAAAGGAAAAAATAAAAGAGATACTGGAAATTGAAGGAGGAAGGCAAAGTGAAGTTCAAGCCACATAATTATCAGAAGTACTGCATTGATAAAGTTGTAAATACTGAAAAAGTCGGGCTTCTGCTTGACATGGGGCTGGGAAAGACAATAATAACGCTTACGGCCATAGATGAACTTAAGCTTAACATGTTCGAGGTCAGCAGGGTACTTGTCGTAGCACCGAAAAAGGTTGCAGAAAGCACATGGTTCAGGGAGGCAGAAAAATGGGACCACCTGAAGCTCCTTAAATTCTCAGCAGTACTGGGTTCGGAAAAGAAAAGGATTAATGCACTGAACACCCCTGCCGATATATACGTGATCAACAGGGAAAATATACCGTGGCTTGTGGACTACTACAGGAACGACTGGCCATTCGACATGGTTGTCATAGATGAGTTTTCAAGTTTTAAAAACCATCAGGCCAAAAGGTTCAAGGCACTTAAGCTTGTACTGGGTAAGATTAAAAGGCTTGTGGGGCTTACAGGAACTCCCGCACCGAACGGACTCAAGGACATATGGGCACAGATTTACCTGCTGGATCAGGGAGAACGGCTGGGAAAAAATATAACGGCATTCAGGGAGAGGTACTTCAATTTCTACAGATATGGAAACAATCCGTATGGCGAGTATGAACTTAAGCAGGGTTCAGACAAGTCAATCATGGACAGAATAGCTGACATATGCGTGTCCATGATGGCGGAGGATTACCTTGAACTGCCTGACGTGGTGGACAACATAGTCAGTGTGGAGCTTGATGCGAAAGCAAGGAAACAGTATGAGGAACTTGAAAAGCAGATGATACTGGAGCTTAACAGTCTTGAAGAAATAACAGTCGCAAATGCGGCGGCACTGTCGAATAAACTCTTACAGTTAAGTAACGGAGCAGTGTATGACGAAAAAAGGGATGTGCATGAAATTCATAAGTGCAAGATTGAGAGGTTCATGGAACTGGTGGAGGAACTTAACGGGAAATCGGCACTGGTGTTCTACAGTTTTAAGCATGACCTCGACAGGATGAAAAGTGCACTGGCCAAATCAGAACTGAGAGTGAGGGAACTCAAGACAGTGCAGGATGAAAAGGACTGGAACAGCGGAAAAATTGACATCCTGCTTGCACATCCCGCAAGTGCGGCCTACGGATTAAACCTTCAGGACGGAGGGAACCACGTCATTTGGTTCGGACTTAACTGGAGTCTTGAACTGTATCAACAGGCAAATAAAAGACTTCACAGGCAGGGGCAGAAGGAAAAGGTTATAATCCATCACCTTGTCTGCAGTAATACACGTGACGAGGACGTCATGAAGGCTCTGCAGAGTAAAGGCGACATACAGGAGGAACTGCTGCAGAGCCTGAAGGCGAGAATAGAAAAATATAAGGGAGTGAAAAATAATGGTAACGGTACAGGAAGTAATTGAAATTAGAAAAATTAACAAGACACTTGATAAAATTGAATTCTGCAAGAAAAATACCACTAAAGCGGAAATAAAGCTTTTCCTGATGTCGATAGAACAGCAGTTCATACTTAAAAATTCGCTTACGGAAAAACAGTTGGGTGCACTGGAGGGAATCTACGACGCACTTATGGATTACAAAGACGCTTTGTGGAACGACGTGTGTGAAGCTCATCTGAGCACATGGGGATAGGAGTGAAAAATAATGGCGAGAAAAATAAAAACGAAAAAACTCGATAGGAAGGAAGTTAAAAAAGAAATACTTGAGAACGGGGAGGTGCATATGTTCCTGTTCTCAGTGTACAAGGCATCAGGATATCTGCTGAACAGGTTCAGGCTTTTTGGACAGCTTGGACTTAACAGACATTGTCCGGAACCGAACAGGGAGCTTGACATGAAGAAAGTTAAAATTAAAAGCATGGCAAACTATCCGATGCTTGAAAATTACGAAGGGCTTAAGAGCCTTATTGAACAGACAGTCAGGCTGACGTTCCTGTTCCATAGCCCCGAAATGAAGAAAAAATATAATTTCGATAATAAAATCTACCGTGACAGGGGAATGCATGCACTGTATGACGGATTAAGAGGTATTTTTGATAAACACTACAGCGAAAAATGGAAGGACGACCTTCCATGTGAAGACCCTGAAGTTGCTGAAGCCCTCATGACTCTTAAGGATATAATCGTTAATTTCAAGGTGGTACAGATGTTTTCGGATAAGGATCTCGATATAGATTCGAGGCTAAGGAAATATTCAAGGACGTTAATTACAAAATTTAATAAACACTTCCTGCCGTACACGGCGGAAATAATTGAAAGTGGGAGTTAAAAAAAGGAGGAAATTTGGAGTTAAAAGAGTTAACAGAAAAATTTAAAGCAATATTTGGGGAACTGGAAGATTTTAATTTAGAATTATTGACTGAGTCTAATTGCTCTAAATATTTAGAGTTAATAAATAATGAATTAGAAATAGACTATCTGCAAAAAATATGGCAGTTTTTCATGGCAGATAGAGAAAATAAAAAACAGGATTTCACACCAAAAAGTTTGGGAAAACTACTTTCAAAACTAACTGAATCAGAAAATGAAGAGTGGGTTTATGACATGTGTTCTGGAAGTGGTTCATTAACTATTCAAAAATGGTGTAGCAATAAAGAATTAAAATTCGTATGCGAAGAACTCGACGAAAATTTGATTCCTTTTCTACTTTTTAATTTAAAAATCAGGAACATCGAAGGTTATGTAATAAACGGAAATGTTTTAACTGGTGAAAGAAAAACAGTTTATAAACTAACACAAGGAGCAAAATTTTCAGAAATAGAAATCTGTATGTTTTTTGAATATCCAAAATTTGATTGTGGGATTTCTAATCCTCCCTTTAATTTAAAAGGTGAATATAACGGTGAAGTTTCGCTTAAAAACATGAATTATGTTTTTGTTTTAAAAATGCTTGAAAGAGTAAAAGGAAAAGTAGCTTTTATTTTACCAAATGGAGTAACAAGTTCCAATGAAGAAAAGGAAGCAAGAAAGCATCTTAGAGAAAACAATCGTATAAGAGCTGTAATTACTAACCCTGAAGGTATGTTTGAAAGTACAAGTATTCCTACAACTATATTATTTTTCGAAGATTCAGAAGAAATAAGTTTCTTGAATTGCAAAAATTTTTTTATAGAAGAAGAAAGAAAGCAAAAAGGAGAAGATCATACTAAAAATAGAGTTTATACAAAAGTATCAAAAACCTATTCTGACGAACAGATAGCAACAATATTGTCTTGTATAACAGAAAAAAGAAATATAGTAAATTTATCTAGAACCATTAAAAATACTGAAATACAAGAAGAAAATTGGCAACCACTACGGTATATTGAAACAAAAACAGAAGAAAAATATAACAGAAGCTATGAAGATATACTCACAGATTTACAGAGAGTGATGATTCAAAAAAATGAAAATAAGCTTACTATAAATGAAACATGGGCAAAAGAAATTGGTTTTTTAGAAGTTTTTGAAAATGCTACTAAATCTGATGAAACAACTAGAGAAATAAATAAAACAATAAAAGAAATTCTAAAGTTAGAAATAGAACTTCCAACTCAAAAATATATTAGGACAACAAAATCTAAAGAATTGAAAATTGAGAATATGGATAAAGCAGAAATTACGTCACTTATGTTGATGACATTGAACACGTGGAGAACTATGATTCATTTTCTCAACAATGAAGAAAATAGATATTTAGCGGAATTGAAAGATAAAATGTTGCCTGATTTGATGAGTGGTAACTTAAAAATCTGAAAACAGGAGGGATTATAAATGTCAAAAAAAGTAATTAAGTTAATTAGTATGAGAAGAGAAAACAAATTAAGCAATAACGATAACATTAAAAGCCCCAAGCATTATAAACTCGAAGGACTTAACATAGAAAGCATTGATGTAATCAGGGCAACACTTGGAAAAGAAGGCTTTAAAGCCTTCTGCAAGGGGAACATCATGAAATATTTAATCCGGGCGGAGAAGAAAAATGGACTGGAGGACTATAAAAAGGCACAGATTTACCTGGGCTGGTACTTAAAAGAATGTGAGGAGGAAAAGAATGGAAGCACTAAAGAAATTTGATATTGATGAACTTTTGAAAAGACAGGCGATGCTGGATAAGAAATTCGATGAAAAGAAAACTGTCAGAAAAAGAACTCCGGGGAGAACATGCGTTGCATTTCTTACTGAACTTGGAGAACTCGGACAGGAGCTTAAGAGCGACTGGAACTACTGGAAAAATTACACCAAACCAGTTGACAGAAGAAAAGCATTGGAGGAATTATCGGATTGCATGCATTTCTATCTGAGCTACATCAATCAGCTGACTTTCAGAAATACAGGATATCACGATATATATTTTTGGAAAAAGTTCTATCCGGATTTTGAAACAGCATTTATAATTCTGTCAAACATGGCCGAAGAAACAGAAAACAGAATCTTCGGTGCAATGTTAAAGATAGCAGAACATACAGGTGCAACAGAAGAAGAGTTTTTACAAATACACCACAAAAAATGGCTTAAGAACATGAACGAAAGGACAAAGGGGGAATATTAATGGCAACGGCAAGAGCGATAGCGGAGGAAGTGGCAAAGATTCTGAAGGAGGACAGGGAATTCAAAATTCAGAAAAACCTGACCCCGTTCCAGCGGACAGAAAAATTATTATACGAGCTGAAATATTTAAAAGGAGCCATAGAGGTCAAACGTGAAAGGCTCTCAGGCTTACATAATGCCCCCGTCCTGCTTTCGAAAAAGGAAACAGGTGTAAATGTTCAGGCAACTAAAAAATATATATCAGAAATCGAAAAAATCGAAAATCTGATAGAGAACTGCGAAAATGAAATAAAACGGCTTGAGCATGTTATAAGTATGACGGAAAATGCACTAAAAAATATTCAGGATGATAAGTATTATAAAATTATCGAATTAAAATATTTTGAAGAAATGACACTTGAATATGTAGCAGAGAAATTCGGAGTAGACGAAAGGACAATAAGACGTCAGAAAAACAGGCTTATCAACAGGTTGAGGGCATTAATTTTTTCAGATAATGTGATACAGGATATAATGAATTATTAAAAAAAATTAATGAAAATGTCCGGTTCGTGTCCTTGTATAAAAATTTATATGTGTTATAATAGGTTAGAATGGAAATTTAAGGTTTTAGGAAATCCGAGATATTTTTTGCCGAGGCGGGATTCATGAGCCATACGCCTGGCTATCAGAAGACAGTTTAAAAGCTGTCTTTTTTTATTTTTTGAGGAATGAGGTGAAACAAGTATGAAATTGACAGAAAAGCAGAAACGCTTTGCAGATTACTACATTGAAACAGGGAATGCAACAGAATCGGCAGTAAAAGCGGGATATAGTAAGAAGACAGCGGCAGTAATAGCAGCAGAAAACTTAATAAAACCTAATATAAAGACCTACATCGACGGGAAACTGAAGGCACTGGAGAGCGAAAGAACTGCATCTGCCAAGGAAGTACTTGAAATGTTGACCTCGTCAATGCGGGGCGAACTGAAGGAGGAAGTAGTCGTCGTGGAAGGCACGGGGGACGGATGCAGTGACGCGAGGATAGTTGAAAAGCAGATAGGGCTAAAGGACAGAATAAAGGCTGCAGAACTGCTTGGTAAAAGATACAGGCTGTTCACCGATAAGGTCGAAGTTGAAGGAGTATTACCTGTCATGATAGTGGGTGAGGACGAGCTTGAAGAGTAGGAAGGTCAGACTGCCTGACGTAGTCGGAAAAGGTTATAAAGATTTTTGGAATTTTAAAGGCAGATACAAAGTTGTCAAGGGCTCAAGGGCAAGTAAGAAAAGCAAGACGATTGCTTTATGGATAATTTACAGCATGATGAAGTACAGAGGTGCGAATACTTTAGTAGTCCGTAAAGTGTACAGGACTCTTAAGGACAGCTGTTATTCGGATTTAAGATGGGCAATAAACAGACTGGGCGTACTTGAGTATTGGGAGTTTAAAGAAAGCCCACTTGAGATAACATATAAACCCACAGGACAAAAGATTTTATTCAGAGGATTTGACGATCCTCTTAAAATAACTTCAATATCAGTATCAGAGGGAGTTTTGTGCTGGTGCTGGTGTGAAGAGGCATATGAGATAAACAGGGAACAGGATTTCAATATGCTTGATGAGAGTATCAGAGGTATTGTAGAACCACCTCTGTTTAAGCAGTTTATAATATCATTCAACCCATGGAATGAGAAACACTGGCTCAAAAAAAGATTTTTTGACGTCGAAGATGAAAACATAATGGCGAAGACGACGAACTACATGTGTAACGAATGGCTTGACGAAAGCGATAAAAAGCTGTTCGAGGACATGAAGAAAAACAATCCTAGACGTTATCAGGTCGCAGGGCTTGGAAACTGGGGGATAGTTGAAGGGCTGGTATATGAGAACTGGGAAGAAAAGGAATTTGATTATACAGAAGTGGCAAAAATGCACGGAGTCAAATCAGCATTCGGACTTGACTTCGGGTATACAAATGATCCAACAGCTTTATTCTGTGGATTGATAGACGTGTCGAACAGAACTATATACGTTTTTGATGAAATATATCAGAATGCCATGAAGAATAGGGAAATAGCGGAAGAAATAATCCGTAAAGGATATGGAAAGGAAAAAATAACTGCCGACAGTCAGGAGCCGAAGTCAATTGACGAGCTTTATGACTTAGGGCTTAAGGGAATAAGGAATTCAAGGAAAGGTAAGGACAGCATTAATAATGGAATCCAGTACATTCAGGATTATAAAATCATAATACATCCGCGATGTGTTAATTTCATCACTGAGATATCAAACTACATGTGGGACAAGGACAAGTTCGATAATGCGGTTAATAAGCCCGTAGACGACTTTAACCATCTGATGGATGCTATGAGATATGCACTGGAAGATTATACGAAAGGACCTACATTTTCTTTTGATTAAGGAGCTGAAATGTTTGAATTTATAAAAAGATTTTTTAGGAGAAAAGATAAAATGGAAAAGGACAATATAAGTTTATCGGAAGTTGAGAGTATCATAATGTGGCACTTTTCAAGCGACAGTTATAGAATGATGCTTGACGGCAACAGATATTATGCAGGAGAACATGACATATTGAAAAGGAACAGAACTGCAATAGGTGATGACGGAAAGCTGATAATGGTTAACAATCTACCAAACAATAAGATTGTAAATAACCAGTACAAAAAGCTTGTAAAACAGAAGGTGAATTACATTGTGTCAAAAATACCAAGTATAAGCACTGACAACGAGAAATACAACGACCTGCTAAATGATTTATTCGATAAAGGATTCCTCAAAACGATTAAGAGAATAGCCACTGATGTCTATAATAACGGTATCGGCTGGCTATTTTTATATGTTGATGAGGAAGGAAATTTGAAATTTAAGAGGCTGAACTCCGTTGAAGTTATCCCCATATGGACTGACAACGACCATACAGAACTTAAATATGCAATCAGAAAATATACCAACCAGGTATACAGTAACGGAAAATACGAAAAGGAAACACATATAGAGCTTTACAAGGACACAGGTGTTGAATATTACACTCTGAACGATAATAAGCTTAATCTGGTTGAAAAAAAAGCATACCTGACAGTTGACGATACACCATATAACTGGCAAAGAATACCGCTCATAAGTTTCAGGGCGGACGAACTGGAGCAGCCTCTGCTTAACAGGGTGAAATCACTGCAGGACGGACTTAACATGCTTATGAGTGACTTCATGAACAATATGCAGGAGGACAGCAGGAACACGATACTAGTTATAAAAAATTATGATGGTGAAAATTTAGGTGAGTTCAGGAGAAACCTGGCAACATACGGAGCCGTAAAGGTCAGAGAAGAAGGAGAAGTGTCAAGCTTACAGGTTGAAGTGAATGCAGGAAACTATGATGCGATAGTGAAACTTCTAAAACAGACAATAATAGAAAATGGAGCAGGATTTGACAGCAAGGCCGATACACTTGGAAATAATCCGAATCAGCTGAATATCCGTTCCATGTACTCTGAAATTGATTTGGAGGCAAACGATTTTGAAACTGAATTTCAGGCAAGTTTTGAAGATCTGCTATGGTTTGTTGCAAATCATTTAAAGAATACCGGACAGGGTGATTTCCTTGCTGAAAAGGTTGAAGTTGTACTTAACAGGGATATTTTGGTTAATGAAAGTCAGGCAATAACGGACATTAAAAATTCAGTTGGAATAATATCTGAGGAAACAATACTTGCCCAGCATCCATGGGTTACAGATGTGCAGGCGGAACAGGAAAGGTTGAAAAAAGAACGTAGTGAAAACATAGAGGACTATGGAGGATTTGGAGAGCACAACCACTCGGATGATGTAGATGAGTAAGAAATACTGGCAGGACAGATTTATTGAGGAAGAGGAAAGGCTTAATAAAATAGCAGGAGACGAATTCCGGAGACAGCAACTGGAATATGAAAGAGCTATCGCGAGAATGAACAAGGATATCGAAGTATGGTACAACAGAATAGCTAAGAATAACGATGTATCACTTGCGGAAGCTAAGAAGATGCTTAACGACAAAGAACTTAAGGAGTTCAAATGGACACTTGATGAATACATCAAGTACGGAAAAGAGAACGGGATTGACAAGAACTGGAATAAGGAGCTTGAAAATGCGAGTGCAAGAGTGCATATAGAAAGACTTGAAGCTATGAAGTTACAGGTAAGAGGAGAAATAGAAAAACTTTATAATGGCCGTGAAAGTGGATTTGAAAGTTATCTCAAAAATCTTTATAAAGACCAGTACAACCGTACGGCTTTTCAGATAGCGAAGGGTACAGGAGTAGGGACTAACATATACAGCCTTAACGATAAACTGGTAAATACAGTTATTAAAAAGCCATGGGCTCCTGACGGGAAAAACTTTAGCGACAGGATTTGGGAGGATAAGGACAAACTTATAAATACCCTTCACACAGAAATGACGCAGGCATTTATCAGAGGGGATAGCTTAGAGAAACTGGCAGATAAAATTGCTGAGAAAATGAAAGTATCAAAAGCCAATGCATCAAGGCTGGTGTATACTGAGAGTGCTGCATATTCAAGCAAGGCAAGGTTTAAAAGTTTCCAGGATTTGGGAGTAGAAAAGTATGAGATAGTGGCCACACTGGATAACAGGACATCAGATATATGTCAGGACATGGATGGCAAAGTATTCGACTTGAAAGATTATGAAGTCGGAGTCACTGCGAATCCGTTCCATGTCAGATGTCGAACTACTACGGCTCCTTACTTTGATGAAATGGAAGGCGAAAGAGCCGCAAGGAATGAGACAACAGGAGAAACGGAGTATGTTCCAGCAAATATGAAATATAGCGAGTGGAAAGAAAAATATCTTGATAATAATTCAGAGTTAACAACAGATAAACTGAAAAAAACATCTAAAAAACAGAAGACACTTGATGACATTAATTCAATAGAGGAGATGGAGGAGTTTACAAAATCGCAGAACTGGTTTTATAAAAACGACAGTTTTAATTCAAATGAACTGCTTTCTTACGAGGGGATGGAACTCGAAGCTGCAAAATCTGTTCATAAGACTTATGAAAAAGTATTTGAAAGATATCCTCAGATGAAAGGTAGATTGGCCGCTTTTAACACTCATAAACTGAAAGATCCAAAGCATTTTGCAAACTGCAATATTGGAACAGGTCAGGGAGGAATAACTTTCAATAAAATTTACTATGGTAATTTGGAAAAATTTAAAAAACAAGTAGCTAAACTTGTAGAGAGAGGATATTTTCCAGAAGGAACAACCTGGGAAGGTATAACAATGCATGAAATAGGACATGCAGTCGATGACTTTCTCTCCTTTAATGCGAAAGTTTTTGGGGAGCCTCCTAACAAAAAAATAGCTTCGAATTTAGTATCAAGTAAAATAAGACCTAAAATATTTAGAAAATTAAAATTACAAATTGGGGATATAGCAGAAAAATTGAGTGATTACGCAACTACAGATGCTCAGGAAACATTTGCAGAAGCATTTTCGGAGTTTATGACAAGCCCTAAACCGAGGGAACTTGCAAATGAGTATGGTAAAACAATTGATGAAATGTTTAGTAAAATAGAAGTAGAAGATAGTTTTAAAGAAAAAGAGATCCAGAAAAAGAAAAATTAGATATCCTGGAAAAGAAGATGAAATAAAGTTACACAGGGATTTTTTTGAATTTATGATGAAAGTTCTTGAAGAAGAGAAGGATTTAACGTTTAAAATTTCAGATTTAGAGAACTTGTACAAGAGTGATAAAGAACAGTAATAATTCAAGAGCGGTTTAACGACTGCTCTTTTTTGTTTACAGGAGGAAAAATGATAAAGCTGAACATCTATCACAGCGATGGAAAAGAATGGTATATAAATTCAGCACTGATACTGGCATTTGAGGAGGTGAAGTAAGAATGCTTAAAATATTTATCGGAGTTCTACAGGCAGGACTTGTGATATTAAAACTTTTAGGTCTCCTACATATGAGCTGGTGGCAGGTATTAATGCCTTTGGAGATTATATTCGGTATTTTAATCCTGGTCTTTTTATTGCTAGGGATAATAAAATTCATAGAGTGTAAAAAGTAAATATTCCGCCTTTTTTTTTTAGAGTTTGCAGGCGTAAAAGAACAAATCAGATATGATTCCGCTGACATACAGCGTAAAAAATGAAGGAGTGATTATTTTATGAACAAAGAGGATCTGTTAAAACTTGGACTGACAGAGGAACAGGCTGAAAAAGTGCTGTCGGCAAACACTGAACAACTGAAAGGATTTATCCCGAAGGCAAGATTTGACGAAGTGAACAATGCCAAAAAACAGGCAGAAAAAGACTTGTCAGACAGGGATAAACAGCTTGAAACACTTAAGAACAGTACAGGGGACATTGAAACTCTGAAGCAGACAATCGAAACACTGCAGAATGAGAATAAGGCCGCAACGGATAAATATAATGCTGAACTTGCAGAAATAAAACTGGCAGGAGCAGTGGACACGGCCTTGCTTGGAGCGGATGCCTTAAATGTTAAGGCAGTAAAAGCGTTACTGGACATGAGTAAAATCAAAATGGACGGTGATGTACTGCTTGGAATCAACGAACAGATTGAAAGTTTGAAAAAAGCGGAAGACAGCAAAATGCTGTTTAAAGCCGTTGAAGTGGGAAAACAAAAAGGGCCTAATTTCGCAGGAGTTAAACCTGGCGAAGGAAATACAGGGAATGGAGAAAGCAATGCTCCAAAATCTCTGGCCGATGCCATAATGGCAAGATTTACAACACAATCAGATTAAAAAAAATTAGGAGGTGGCTTATATGCCGATAACACTAGCGGAAGCTAAAAAGAACGTACAGGACGATTTGCAGATTGGAGTGATTGACGAATTTGCAAAGAGTAACTTTATTATGAACAACATACCGTTTGACAATGTGGTGTCCCCGACAGGAGGAGGAACTACAATGACTTACGGATACACAAGATTGAAAACACAACCAACTGCGGACTTCAGGGAAGTCAATCACGAATACACACCTGCTGAAGTTTCAAAAGAAAGACACAATGTTGACCTTAAAATCTTTGGGGGATCATTCCAGATTGACAGAATTATAGCAGACATGGGCGGAATAGTATCAGAAGTGCAGTTACAGATGTCGCAGAAAATAAAAGCCGCATCTGCTTTATTTAACAACACTGTAATAAATGGAGACAGTGCAGTGAACAGTAAAGCGTTTGACGGACTTGAAAAAGCAATCACAGGAAGTTCAACAGAATTTATTCCGGGAGCTGCAATAGATTTATCTACTTCGGCTGCAATAGATACTAACTACAAGGCTTTCCTTGACATGCTGGACGAGTTCTTAATGGGGCTTGACGGAACACCTTCCATGATAGCAGGGAACTTACAGCTTATTGCAAGAATAAGGGCATGTGCAAGAAGAACTTCGATGTACACAACTTCTATGAACGACTTTGGTCAGCAGGTTGAAATGTATGCGGGAATTCCATTAATCAATCTTGGAGCTAAACCTGGAACAAATGACCCAGTTTCTGAAACAAAAACAGGAACAGGAGAAACGTCACTGTATGCTGTAAGATTCGGAATGGACGGATTCCACGGAGTCGCTCCGACAGGAAACGGATTAATCAAATCATGGTTGCCTGACTATAAGACAGCAGGAGCAGTGAAAACAGGAGAAGTTGAAATGGTTGCGGCGGGGGGGTTTGAAGGGAACCAAACGGGCGGGGAAATTAAGAAAAAAAAAAAA